TGAGATCGTTGATGATCCGAATAATGGCGGTTACTTCCGGTCCCATGTACGGCGAGAACAGGTTCTCGCGCACAAACTCACGGATGATCTCCGTGCGGAACTGGATAAGTTTGTTGTTTGACTGGACTGTAGAGAGAGCCATGACCGGAGACCTTTCGGGTCCGGCCGGCTAGTCTTGGTGAGCTTAGGCGCCCCTTCGCGCTCTTTGGGCTCGTGCCATTGGAAGACCGCCGACCGCGTCATTGAAGAAGTCACGATCGGTCACCGGCAGCGCGCCGGGTCGGTTTCCGTCTCGGCCATTCCCGCCGGACCCGGAAGCCTGATTGACCGAAGGCAACTGGATCACGGTCGATGTTCTGTCACGCTCTCGGCTGTCGTTCCGGCTGTCGCGGCGCTGCATCTGCCCGCCTTGACCACCGGTAAAGCCCCACGCTTCCAACGCCTTCTCGCGGAAATTTTCGTCCTTGAGAAGGTTCTCCCTCTGCCGCTCGTTGTAGGCGTCGAGATCGTCGCCTACCTCGCGGTAGCCTTTTTCACGCTTCCACCATTGCATCAAGGCTTTGCCCGGATTGTAGGCCGCCTTGAAGTCTTCGAAAAGCTGAGTGTTGCCCTCGGCGACGCTCTCGCGGGCCGCCAAGTAGGCTTGCTCAAACTCCGTTCCGAACTGCTCGTGAGCCTCGGCGAAGGTGCGGTTCACCTCACGCCGATCGACCGCTTCCGCGATCCGCTCCTCGACCGTTCCGAAACGCTCGTCGAGGTGCCCGAAGAAGCCTTCGGGATCGCGTAGCGGATCGGGTCGCATAGGCGGCTGTTGCCGCTCGGTGCGAGCCCGCTCATTCGCTTCAATGGTGGCAAGGCGCCGTTTGAAGTCCTCGTTCTCCCGGGCGAGAGTGTCTGCCCGGGCGATCGCTTCCCGACGTTCGGCGTTGAGTTCCCGGACGCGCCACGACGGAATTCCGCCGGTGTCCTGTCCCTCGCCGCCCTCGTCTTCGCCGCCTTGTTGTCCGCCCTGATCTGCCCGCCCGTCGAAACGGCCGCGCTCGTCGTGGCGGAAGCCGCGTTCGTCTACCCTGCCGCCGCGCTCGTCGTCACGATCGCCACCGCCGCCCCGATCCGGGAGAACGGTAATCGTGTCGTCGGGCTCTTTGCCGCCAAGGCCGCCGATTGCGTCCGCGAAAAAGTCTCTGTCAGAAGGTTCGCCGGGAGTTAGGGCCATAATGCCTATCAGCGTTCCTCGACCGAGAGCCGTTGTCGTTGGCTCCACTACGAAAGTTCGAGCCGTCTCGCCGCTCGTGGCGTGGCGGAAAGTTTCGTCTCTCCGCGGACGTGGCGGGAGAGTGCTACTGATTTGCAGGATTTGTCAAGAAAGGGCCCGCCACCGCTGGGCAGAGGTGACGGGCCGGGAAGGTACTCACTTTGGGGCGATCAGTGCGGGCCGACAGGAGCCGAAACCCGATGACTGGACGCCCGGCGAGTGTATACGACGCATCGGCATTTTGCACGGAGGGCCGGCTGGTTTCAACCGCTTATTTCCCGTCGCCCCGCATGAGACCGCCGGCGAAGGCGACCGCGGTTGCGAGGAGCGTAGCGAGCAATTCCGAGAGCTTCGTGCCCTCGCACGCCCGACCGAGGAAGAAATCGCGATATGAGCAGGCGATCACGCCGACGAGGAGCAGGAAGGCATAGGCGCCCATGATCCCGGCGACGAGCCAGAAGGCCGCCCGTACGAGGTCGAACGGCTCGCGAGGCGGCCTCTCGTCCATCGCATCCTATAGGCGCCCTGTGAGGAGCAGCACAATGAGGAGCACGATCACCACCACCGCGGCCCACGACGGCCACGGGCCCGGGCTCCCCCAAGGCGCATTCGGCACCGCTCCGAGCAGCGCGAGGATGAGCAGGACGATGAGAACAAGGACAAGGACGCTCATGGCAATGCGTAGTGTCCACCGAGGAACAGGACCACGAAGATCGCCCACAATGCCCAAAGGCTCGCGGACTTGAACTCCTTGTTAACGACCGCCCAAACGATCGAGACGATGATGCAAACGAGGGCGAGAATGGTGCCGCTCATAGCTGGAACCCCTGCGCATTGCACGACGCCGAGAGGTTGCCGGCACCTCCAGCCGCGAGGGTCACCACAATCGCCGTATTTGTGGCGCTCGACGGCAGCGGCGGGAGGAACTGCTCGACGAAGGGATAGGCCGCCGCGGGCAGGACCGGGAATGTGAATGAATTGTGCAGCGTGCCGCCGACCACGCCGGCAACGGTAAGGTCGACCGCGAGCGCCGCCGTGGCGCCGCCGGCGTTGCAAGTAAACCCGGTAATGTAGGTCGTCTTGCCGACCGCCCCCGCAAGGGTTGCCACGGCGTTCGCATTGGCGACGATCGCCGAGGAGTTGGAGGTCGGCACGGCGCCGGCGGGATAGTTCGCCGTGCCCGAGCCGGCCGCGTTGCTCGCGACCGTTGGGTTGCCGTTGAGATCAACGATCGTGACCGCCGGGAACTTGGTGTTCGGCCCCGGCGTGTTGATGATCGAGTAGAGCAATTGGTTGAAGTCGACGAGCACGCCGGCCGCCTGAGCGGCCCCGGCGAGGAGCGCGAGCCCTAGGGCCCCGTAGAGCAGTCTGCGAAGCATGGTCGAGCCTCCTTTAGCCGGTCGGATTGACTTGAAACCAACCGGTCGCAAAATTCTGCGCTGGCGTTTCCGTGAGCGCGACGCCGGTAAGATCGGGCCATGTTCCGAACGTGGCCGCGGCCGATTTGAAGTATCCGCCGCCAGCATTGGCGAGCGTGACGGCGCCGACGAGGTTCCCGACGTATTGAGCCCCCGCATTGAGCGCGTGAAGGATCGCCGTGCCGCCGGCCGAGGCATCGGCATTCACGCCAAACCAGTAAAGGCCCCGATCGAGCGTAGCGCCATAGGGCGCCAACGCCGCGCCAGCCTTGTCGAGCACCGGCGAGGATAGATAACCGGTCGCGTCGGTGACGATGTTCCCGGTTTTGGCAACGGGCTGGCCAATTGGGAGGCTTGTATTGAGGTTCGCCGCGTAGACGGCAAGCTGAACGTTGCCGCCAGCCGCGAGCGTCGTCACTCGGCAGGCGAGCGCTTGGATCGTCACCCGCCGCCTGATCTGAAACGGCATGAGAGCGATTAAGTTCGCGCTCACGACCGCGCCCGCAATATCGAGCGTCGGGCTCATGGCGTACCAAAGCCCGGGAGCATAGATCGGGTCGTCGTCTGTCGGAGACGGGCTGTCTTTGCCGCGCACTACCATCGGAACCCCCTATTGCATCGCAAATTGGTTGAGCCCGCCGTCACTTTGGCGAGCCATGTCCATCACGCCAGCCGGCACCGCCGCGGCGGCAAGCTCGCGCATGGCGGAGACGCCTGTCTTTGCGGTCTCGGCCTTGGTCTTGTTGATGTTGGCTGGCAGCGTCGCCCGCTTGGCCTCGGCGTCGGCCTGATTGCGCGCGGCCTCGCTCTCGGTCTTGGCGACACCGGCGAGGGCGCCGCGCATCTGGATCGCCTGCACTTGCGGGTTCGGCTGGTTCGCCTGCGCCATCTTGGCAATGATAGCCTTCTTGACCTTGCCCGGGATCGGCGCGAGTTCGAGCAAGACCTCCGGCGGCACTTGCTGGCCGTTTTGGGCCATTGTGGTCAACGTATCGTAAACGTCTTGCATCATCGTCAACGTGTCCGAGCCCTCGTCGAGAATGATATCGACGTCGAGTTGACCGATCGCGTTGACGAGCACCGGCTGGCCAAATTCGTCGATCACCGGGAAGCCCTGCCCGTCGAACGCCACCTGATTGACGCCGAGAAACTGCGCTTTCTGCTCGTCGCTCGGATCGGTGACCGTGATCCACCGCGGGAGCTTCCAATTCCGCTGCACTGCGCACCAAATCGCCCGGTAAACGCGGAGCTTCCAGCCGCGGTAGACGAGGATAAACGGCCCTAATTCCGCGATCCCGGCTTGCTGCAACAAGGCGATCGCGCGACCGCTCTTGTTCTCGATCCCCTCGCCGATGAGGGCCGGGTTCGGGCCGAAATTCTCGATCTCGGTCTTCGCTTCGTTGAGAAGCTCAAGCTGCCCCTGAAAATCGATTTGGCTCTTGGCGTCGTCGAACTCGAACCGCTTGAGCGGCCGCACGACGAGCACTCCGTCCGGTCGAGCCGCCTCGGTGCGGGCTTTCTCGACGTCTTTGACGGCGCCCTCTTCCATGATGATCCGGCGAACGTTGAGAATGTGCAGGCCCTTCGACGCCCGCGCGTTCACCTCGTCTTGGAGAGGCTTCAAGTTCCGGATGAAGCCGTAACGGTCTCCGTCGTGGTCTATATTGACCGACGCCATAATATAGCGGCAGATAGTCTTTCCCTTCTCGTCGTAGAAAGGCGACATACCGCGCTTGAGCATAGTATGGCCGACGTAAAAGCAGAAATACCAGTCACCGCGCCACTTGTACCAATGCTCGACAAGGAAGATGCGTTTTTCGTTGGTGTCGATCCAGCGCATTTCGCGGTCGCGCTGTTGCCACGTCTCCAATGATCCACCGAAGCTGACGAGGTGCTCAAGCTCGTCGGCCTGATCGGGGAACATCATCTGCGCTTCGTCGAGGTCGAGCCACTTGGCGCACCCCATGTAGCGAGCGTCAGAGAACGTGTACCGGCTCGACCGCGGGTCATAAAAAAACGTGTCGGGATCGACGATCGCATAGCCGACGTCGGGATCGGGCCCGCGGCCTTGGAACCACGGCATATTCTTGGCCGGGCCGACCGGTGTCTGCGAGCCGGGCTCAAGGAGTAGCTCGGCGCCGAAGATGCCGTTGATTGCCCCTTGCCGGGCCGCCTCGGCACAAAAGCTCGCCCAATCGGAGCCATCGGCGTTCGGCTTGTCCAACACATAGCGGACCGTGGCCGTCGCCAATTGGTCGCCGCCGCGGTCCTGCTCGTCGGGAGTGCGCGGGTAGCCTTTCGGGTCCTGTCTGAGCCTCTCCATGAGGCCCACGACGGCATTGATCTTGCGATCGAGCTTGTTGCGGACCACGGCCGGTTGCCGGCGAAGCCGGAGAATGTTCCGCTCTTTGGCGGTTAGCTGATCGCCGTGAAAGTAGTGGCGCGCCGTCCGCTGCTCGTCGAGTTCGTCGCGCTTGGCGCCCGCGAAGTCGAGAAACTGCCGCCGGAGCCGGCTGATCGGATAGCCGTGATCCTCGTCCTCGTCGCCGGCGTCCTGTGCCTTGCCGACCCTGCCCGAAGCGCCGATCCCCCGGAGCCCTGAGCCCTGCGAGTAGCCGCCGCCCCCGACCACCGTCAGAGCCATTTAGACGTCCTCGGCCGCCGGAGAGTAGTCGTCGAACCCTTGTTGTTCGTTCGGCTGAGGCTGAGGATCGCCCGGTCGAGGCGCATCAGGAGGTCTGTCGTAGGGCTTGGGAGCGTCCATCCGTGGCCGGCCCATCGATCGCCAAGCCATATCGATAAACTGGTCTTCCATTGGGGAGTAGTTCGGAAGGTTTGGCCCGACCGCTTCATCGATCTGCCGAAGCAGTAACCGAATTTGCGGCAACTTGCCCGCGTGAACGGTTGGCGCCGCTCTGACGGCAAGCTTCCAGCGCTCTTCCTCGGTCATCCCATAGCTTCCTTGTGCTTGGGGGCGTGTTTGGCGTGATGCTCGGGCACCGCCCCGGGTTCCGGCTCCGGCTCCGGCGGAGGCTCGACCACGGGCGGCGTGCCGACGGGGAAGATCGGCGAGCCGTGCGCGACGTAGATGATATCGACGACGTGCGAGGTGATCGGCGTAATTACGCCGCGCGAATTGCTGCGATCGAGAGCCCTTGCCTGAGACACGATCTCCTCGATCGCGCCGCACGGCGCCGGGTTCTGACTATAGACGACGGCCTTAACCGCCGCGATTTTCTCGTCATCGGTCATTGGGAAGGCCCCCGCCGCAAGGTGATTTGCGCGGACGATACTCGCGATTTGCGGGAAACGCTAGACTTGCTTGCCGTCAACCGTGATCAGGACCGGGTAACCGTTCGTCGTGATCTGGATCGAGACGGCATTCTCGGGCGGAGGCGCCGGCTCCGCGTCCCTGCCGCTCCAAGAGGCTTCGAGTTCGTCGACCGTACCCGCGTAGGCGTTGACGTCGGTCGGAGGCGTGATCCCCGGCACCTCGCCCTTGTCGCTGTACTGCCAGAGCCAAAGCGCGAAGCCGCTCGGCACGGTCGGCGACGAGGCGTACTGCGCGAGCCACAAGCGCCGCTCGGCGAGCCATGTCGGATTTTCTTTGGCGAGAGCCTCCTTGAGAACGTGCCCGCTGTAGAGCACGCACGCCCGCCCGGTCGCTTCCTCGACGAGGTCCATAAAATCGCGGACGTCCGAGAGCGTGATCCCGCTCACCTCGTAGTCGCAAGCGAACAAGGTCTTGTAGTCGGTGTAGGGGGCCATCGTTTTGACGAAGAAATCGGCCTGTTGCGCCATGTTCCCCGGCCGAAGGAAATGATAGGCGCCCCAAAGCATTCCGGCGTCTTGGGCGAGCGCAAACCGGGCGCCGAGCTTACTGTCGACGAAGCCGGTGCCTTCGGTCGCCTTGTGGATCACGCCCCAAATGCCGCTCTCCCGGGCCGGCTTGAGGCTCTCGGGAACCGTGTTGTGGTGCGAGAGATCGATCACGCGAGCGGTTGGCATGGCGGTTTCCCCCCTCTAAAGGAAACGCGGTGGAAGGGCGCGACCGCGTTTCAAAGCGTCACGAGGCTCTCGCGCTCCTCGTTATCGTACGCCTTGTAACCGTCGATCTCGCGAGGCGGCTTCGGTTCCTCCTTATACCCGCCGACCATCTGGTTTAGCAATTGCCCGGCGAGGCCGAGCGCATCGACTATGTCGTCATTGACGCCCCGGTCGAAGGTGAGAAGCTCGGCGAGGAGGGGCTTCCGCCAATCGACCGGCGTCGGCGCCTCGAACGGAATGTAGAGCCCACGCATGGCCATGCGCCCGCGGATGCTCTGCGCGCGGATCGCCTTGTCGCCCCTCGTCGGGAACTGCTCGCGGGCGATGTAGGCACCGCGATCCCAAAGCACTTGATCGAGGAACGGCCCAACGCCGGCCTTGATCTGCCCCATTTCCTCCGCCCAGCCCATCGGCTTCCACTTGATGATCAAGTCGGCCATTGTCTGCGCCCACACGTCGCTCGACGTCTGCCCGCGCCACATGTCAACGAGGTAGAGGTTCCCGGTCAAATCCATGCCGATGATCACGTGCACCGTGTAGTCGCCGCCGTTCGAGGTCACCGCATAGTCGCTGGCGCCGTAGAACGACATTTCGTTGAGCGGCGGCAATTGCCGGAAGCGCTTTATCCATTCGAGCTTGAAATATCCACCGCTCTCGGCCACTGGCCTTTGCTGATACATCGCCTCCCAATCGCCGGGAGTGACCTCGCGCTCGCGCTGGCGGAGGAACTGGCCGTAGTTGTAGGCGCCGGGCTCGTCCCATAGGTAGGTCCCGACCGGCCGGCCGAGCGGATCGTCGGCCTCGGCGACGGCGCGGAGGGTCACGACCCGCCCCTTGAGCACCTTCGCCTCGATCTGATCGAGCACCCGGCCGGCGACGTCGCCCATATGCCACCGGGTCGACATGAGGATGCGCTTGGCGTCCGGGCGTAGACGGGCTGAAAAGTCGTTGAGCCACCATTCCCAGCGGCTCGTCCTCACGGTCTCGGAGAAGGCGTCCTTCTTGGAGCCGAAGAGATCATCGGCGAGCCCGAGGTTGGCGCGGAACCCGCTGATACCGGTGCCGGCGCCAACGCCATAGTATTCGCCGCCGCTCTGCACTGCCCATCGGTCGTTTGCGCTCTGCCCCGGCGCCAGCGCCAGCCCGAGCATATGCCCGTCGAGGAGCACGTCACCGCGGACCTTGCGTCCCCAGCGTTGCGCGAAAAGCTCCGAGTGCGTGGCCGCGAGAATTTGGTTCTCAGGGAAGCGCGCGAGGTACGCGGTCGGCAGCAAGACCGAGGTGTAGGTTGACTTGGCCGAGCCCGGAGGCGCGAAGAGGCAAAGCACATCCTCGTCGCTCACAAGGAACGCCTCGATCTCGTCGATTATGAGCTTGTGATGTGGCGCCGGCTGGAAGCCCTTGTACCGCGCCCACCAATAGAGGTTAGTGCGTACTGCGCGACGTCGTAAACAATTCCTCGTAGCTCTCAATTCTTGCTTGGCGGAAAAGCTCGGCATCGGAGAGCCTGTCCTCGTCGCTCGCCCGCTTGTTATCATCAATCCGGGCGCGCTTCCAGATATCCGGCCTCCGGTTCTCCAGCCAATACATGCAAGCGTAGTCGCTCGGCGGCACGTGCACGGTTATCGGCACGCGCTGCACCTCGCCATTGATCACGACGATCTTTTCGCTCGGGTAGCTGTAGCCGATCGCCTTTTCGTAGAACCGGCGCTCGACCCGATCGTCGGCCGCGCCCTTCCACTGCGCCAAAGCGGCCGCGAATTCAGGCCGCGTGTATTTCCACTGCCGGAAAATCTTCTCGGCGACGCCGATCACGTCGGCCATTTCGGGATCGCTCAAGCCGAGCCGGGCGAGCCGGCCGCAAATCGAAACGAATTCCTCTCTCCATACCGTCGGCGCGCCGTGCCCGGCGTCGACCTCGGGCGCCTTCTCACCGCGGGCGAGCGCTTCTCGCGCGCGACGGCGGAAGCGGCCGTTCTTGGCTTTGTAGCGGACGGCTTTCAGCGGCATCGCATGAATATCGCATAATTTCCGGCCCTCTTGCAAATGATGTTGGCTGCATTATGTTGTGTCGGTGCGAAGACGCACTGAAAAAGGAGAAGTTTCCATGAAAGTAGGTCGTTCACCTCACGAATTGCTCGTCGAAATCCAGCGGCGAGCCCAGTCGAAAGAGGATTTCCTCGTGCCGACCGGAAAGGCGGTCGCGCTGTACGAGGAAAAGCCCCTCGTTGCCTTCGGCGACCGCAAATTCGAGCTTACCTCGAACGCTCACGGTCAACTGGCCGAGTTCGCCGGAATTCCCTTCCAATACTACAAGAAAATTCGCGACGAACAGCCCGAGCTTTGGGTCGACAACGTCAACACGTGGCTCAAGGTCATCGCCGCGAAGCGCATGATCCGGACCCTCGACGGCAAAATCCGTGCCTTCCTTAGCGATCGCTTCCGGGCGCTCGAAAACGAAGACCTCGCGGCCGCCGTGCTCCCGGTTCTGCAAGAGCTTGGCGTCGTGATCATGTCGGCGGAGGTTACCGACGACAAATTCTACTTGAAAGCCGTCGACGAGCGGATCGCGAAAGACGTTCCGACCGGCCACAAGTTCGGTGACGGCTTTCACCACATCTTCGACACGCTGTCGCCGGCGATCGTGGTCTCGAATTCCGAGGTCGGCAAGGGCCGGCTGAATATCACGACCTCGGTCTTTACCAAGGCGTGCACGAACCTCGCCTCGATCGACAAGGCCGGCTCGATCCGCCGGAGCCACGTCGGCAGCAAGCTCGATGCCGTCTTCGGCGAGGAAGACTACGGCCGTCTGTTGAGCGACGAGACGAAGCGCCTCAACGACGCGGCCCTCTGGAATACCGCGCGCGACGTGGTGCGCGGCATGTTCGAGCGCCAGAAGTTCGAGGCCCTCGTCGACGAGACGATTGTCCCGACCACTGAGCGCAAGATCGAGGGCGCCGTTGACGAGGTTGTCAAGGTTAGCGCGAAGCGTTTCGGCTTGACCGACACTGAGACCAACGACGTGCTCAAG